GTGGTTTTTAGTATATTCCTCTTGTTTTTCTTGTCAAATAATAAATGAAGCCCACCAATTTCTCGGAGAGCTTCTTTTTCTACGAAGATATGAAGGACAGATATGGAATCCTCCACAAGCTTAAAGCCAAATGACATTGCACTAATCCTGCGTCCTACTATTGTGGATGGGAAATACACAAACAACTTTCAGGTGTTAGTCAGTGGCTTTGGACCACTCACTATCACTGAAGACGATGTGAATAACTTGATTGGTATGGCTACGATATTGGCATCAGTGATTCCACACATGGAAGAAGATGAAGCACTTGCTAACAAGCTTGTTGAGTATTGCGGTAAGATGTTTGGTGATGTTGGTGACATTTCATACAACGCAAATCATGACAGCTTTGGTGATGGTAGCTTTACCATTAACACCAAGACAATTGGAGGCATCCAATGAACATAGATGACACACTAATACAACGAGGTGTTAGGTATGGTAACTACAAAGAAGATGTCTCTAGAGTTTCTCAAGCTTTAAAAGAATCTGTCAGGTCTGGTGCTGAATGGAAAGAGATGGATGATGATATGAAGGAAAGCCTTGATCTCATTTGTAACAAAGTTGTAATGCCATCCGCATATCTGATCTAAGTCTTTGTCCAAAGACACAATGACACAATTGTCGCCAAGCTTTGTAGCTTCAATGGCAATGGTGTCATCAGCTTCTTCACCTTCAGATATAGAAGCTCCCCATTCCTTAACAAGATGGCTTCTAAGGAAAGCTAGATGCTTAGGCTTAGGCTTGTCAACTCTGTTACCTTTGTAGGGTACAGTGGTTGCTATCTTGTATCGGAAGTTGTTCTTGCCAGTTAGGTGCATGCTCCAACTATCCACGAAGCAATCAGGATAGATGTTATCAACACCGCACATAAGGACATCAACAATTAAACGATCCAGTGTTCGCTGTGCCGTTGCTTCGTCTTCTTCCTCACATGCGGATGCTGCCCGATAAGCGAATATATCGCTATCGAATAGTGCTTTCATTACTGCACTTCGTGAACAACTTCTTGGTCTTCAACAGCTTTAGCTGCCTCGAAAGCTTGCACCTGCTCTGTACCTTGATGTCGTACTAGTGCAATGGTTTCACTAACAGCTTCAAAGGGAAGCTTAGACAGTGCTGCCAATACCAAGTTAAGTTGGTCCAAGTTTAATGTGATATTAAAGTTCATAATACATCCTCGTCATCTGCGCTAATGCCACTAGTCGCAGCATACTCTACCAAGTCAGTGATGACCAGCTTCTTCAAGGAAGGGCTAACACCCTTCTTGTTCTTGTATGTCCAAGAGTAGAAACTAACCAACGCCTTCGCTTTACTACCGTTGCCAATGGCTTCAGTAATTTCATCATTGTCTGTATCAAAGACACGGATAGGCTTCTCTGATTTGCAAGTGATGTACTTGCCCATGTCAGCCTTCTTATCTTCACCAGTTTGAACACTGATACCCATTGCTTCCAAAGCATCGACAGCAGCATCGCTCAGATTGCACAGGTTAAGCTGATACTTACCTGACATATCATTCACTTTGGTATGCTGACACCAGAACACATCGGCTTTAATCTTAACTCGCTTTGATAAATCTGCCATACTATTTCCTTTATGAAAAATAAAAATCCACTTGTATCGTCAGTGGCAATCACGCCAATTGTTGCCGATCTTTCCTTCGGCAGCAACGGGACACCTGAATTTTAGCACAATACCAGCGGTGGTAGCGGCCTCCTCAATAATCTTCATTGCTTTCTCTGCATCCTCTTTAGCAACTTCCCATTGGGTTTCATCGTGGACAAAGGCAATGAGCTTTGCGTTTATTCCATGCAGTTTCAAGGCTTCATCACACTCCACCAGCCATTGCTTAGCCACAATAGCACCAGCAGATTGCAGCAGGGTGTTTAGTGCAGCGTGTGCATTCCTAACCCATACTTTCCTACCATCCAGTGCGGGCAGTCTGCCGTCTGCTGATATCCTAGCTACTTTCTCCTTGAGTTTCCTCAGTGATGGGGTATTGTCTAAGAAGTTATCAAGAAGTTTCTTACCTTTTGTCTGTGATACCCCAGCAGTTGCTCCAATCTTGGCTGCACCCGCACCGTACAACATGGCATAGGTCATGGTTTTAGTTTGGTTCCTAAACTTCTTGTGTTCGGGATTGTTGTCATCCTTCACTGTACCCTTCGACACTAGTCCAAAAGCTTGGCAGTTCATCCAATGCACATCACCCTTCAACAACTCCTCTTGCCACCGCTCATCCTGCATGTAGTGCGCGAGGCAGCGTAGCTCAATACCGCTGAGGTCTACACCTACCTGCACATTACCCTGCCCCACCGTCCACATCTCTCTGCATTCAGCGCCATAGGGCGTATCGGGATTAACTGCTGGCACTTGTCCCATGTTGGGACTACTATGGGTACAGCGGCCCGTCACAGCACCGTTAGTGATGATGCGTCCATGTACCCTGCCATCATCCCCAACAAACTCCATCCAGCTACTGATCTGTGCTGTGCGTTTCTGCAACATCAGATACTCAGCAACCAGCTTAGCTTCGGGCAGGTCTATGCCTTGCAGCACTGTCTCGTCCACAATGACATTGCCCTTCTCTGTGTGCTTGTTAAACTTCACACCTAGTGCAGACAATCGCTCAGCAATCTGTTGCCTACTGCCAGCATTGAACAGATGCTCCCTAACCTTCATTGGCCCAGCTACGGCTTCCTTTATTAGGGAGGGTTTGCAGCCATCTTGTCGAAGCAAAGCTAGAAGTTCTGTCTTAGTCTCTGCTTTGTATTCCTTCCAAGAGCCATCGAACACTGTCCAATACTGTGGAGTTTTTAACTCTTCATAGGTAGGCTTAAACACTTCCTGCATCTTGCATTCAATGTCAGACATGCGTCCAATCAAGTGTGCATGCAAAGACATAGCCTTCGGCATATCCAACTTGAAGCCGTTGTCTTCCATCTGCTTACAGATGATGGCAACCTTATGCTCAAGCTCAATGCTTTGGGTACTGAACTTATCTTTTTCAAGAAGAGTTATTAGGTGTTGATGTAGCTTCTTAAGAAGCAGTACATCCTGCTCACAATAAGTAGCCATCGCCATAGACCAACCAGCATCATAGTCAGTAAAGTCTATCTTGTGGCACTTGAGTCTAATGCCCCACGCCTGTAGGCTATGAGACGCTGGTACTTTCTGTCCCTCTATGAATGCAATGTCTACATCAGGATTGTGTAGACGCGAGAGGACAAGTGTATCTACTAAACAGGCACTGGGTATGGTGACATCCCACACCCTCTTGAGTACAGGAGCATCAAAACCAATAATGTTATGACCACATACCGTGTGGCCCTCAAGATATTCTTGTAATCCATCTTTGTTTCTCCAATGTTTTATCTCCCCATCTTTCTCTGTAACACAGAGCCATATCTGTTTGTGCTTCGTATCGGTTTCGATATCTAAGTAAATCATTTACTTCTTTCATAACAGGGTTTCTTCTTGGGCTTCTATCTCAAACATGCGGCCTGTCTCTTTGTTGTAGAGTAGGTTGCAAGCAGGGCCAGTGATTCCACTGAAGCGGTTCTTCAGCACCCTCACCCTTGTGGTGTTTCTCTCCACTAAGTCTTCGGCCTGACCATTGCGCTCTAGTCCAATCACCATGTCGCTAAGCTGAGCAATGGCTCCACTACCGCGAAGCTGTGCCAGTGATGTAGCTGCCCCTTCCTCATGACCTATGTTCTGTGGACGCTTGAGATGGCTCACGATTATAAGCGCAATGTTTGTCTCTTGCACAAGCATGCGAAGCTTGGTCATAATTTCATCAAGAGCCTTGCGCTCATCACCACTTTCCTGTGCAGACACAATGATGGACAGATGATCTAGGAACACATACTTGCAGGACATGCCCTTCGCTAGGTAGCGCACACGATTGACAATGTTCTCCACTGCTGTGCTGCCGAAGTGGTCAAACAAGTACAAGCGGCCTGTGCCTAGTGTGCGTTCAAACGCATCACGCCGCTGCTCAGGTGACACCACCACATCAGGTAGGTGCAGGGGTACATTAGCTGCCAGCGACATCATAGACAGGCCCGTCTTCTTAACGCTCTCCTCTAAGAACATCAGGCCAATGTTGTCGTGTGTCTTCTGTAGAAGATGCCACACAATCTCGCGTAGCACTTGGCTCTTGCCTAAGCCACTACCTGCTGTCACTGTCACCATCTCACCAAAGCGTAGGCCATAGGTTAAGTCGTTGAGTCCTGCCCAAGGGTAGGTGCAGTCTGCTGGTGGCATAGGCTTAGACACCAGTTCCCACATGCTGGTTCCGCTGACAATGCCATCAGGCACATACGCCTCAGACCTCCACCACCTCTCTACAAACTTAGCCTCGCCATTGTCAGCTAGCCAATCGCATGCATCCTTGTACTCAGGCACAGGCTTGAACA